GAGAAATTTGATACCAGCATGATTGATACCTGGGTGGTCATTACATTGCATTGGCGATGAAAGATGTTCAGCAAACAATCTTGCATGTTTATGAATATCCCATTCAAGACCTAAAGAACCCATAGGTTCTTCAAAGTTAATCTGTTTGTTATTGTCCCATGGATCTGCATTAATAGAAACATAAGTTCTAACTGCTGCTGGAGTAATCCATCCAGCGACTGCAGTAATGGCAGTTGCCGCTGCAGTATATTCTGCAATACAAATCATCTTACGTGGTGTCCTCCAAACATGTAACGCATTCCGTTTAAGATTTTGTTTCCGTATTCGCCAAGATGTCTTGAGTTGAATCTCTCAAAGAGGGCAGCACTAATAACAGGAGTGGGAACACCGAGATCCACAGCACTGTGAAGAGTCCAACGACCCTCACCACTGTCTGATACTCCTCCATCGAACTTGTCCAGTTTAGGATCATGCCGCAGAACATCAGCGGTAAGATCGAGTAACCAGCTACCAACCACAGAACCACGACGCCATAACTCAGCCACTTCAACGCAGTCAACATCATACTGGTAATCTGCTGGGTTTTCCATTGGAGCGACTTCGGCATCTCCCTCCTTTACATACTTGCTACCAAGATCGGCGTGCTGAAGAATATTGAACCCTTCTGCATATGCTTGCATGATTCCATATTCTACACCATTGTGAACCATCTTGACAAAGTGCCCTGCACCTGGTCCACCGCAGTGGAGCCATCCATATTCGGCACTAGTTGCGCGAGTGTATGGGTCAGTGCGGGTTGCAGCGGAAATACCGGGTGCGAGTGCCCTGAAAATGGGGGCACAGACAGATACTGCGCCACTTGCACCACCAACCATAAGACAGTATCCACGCTCCAGACCGTAAACTCCACCACTAGTACCGCAGTCAATATATTGGATGCCCATCTTAGCCAACCTTTCTGCTCTCCTGCGAGAATCCTTAAAGTTGCTATTGCCATGGTCAATAACAATATCCCCGTCGCCAAGTAGTGGTAGTAATTCATTTAGTGTTGACTCTACTGTTTCTGCGGGAATGACGAGTTGGAAGATACCTGGTGCTTTACCAACCATACCCTCCTGATTATGAACTACTTGAACAAGGCTTTCCAAAGAAGTGGCAACTCCACTAACATAACCCTTTTCATATGCTTCTTCAGCTTTCTTGTAGTTACGCCTGTAACCCCAAACTTCAATGTCTTGCTTCATCATACGACGAGCCATGCCCTCGCCCATACGACCAAGACCAATCATTCCTACTTTCATTTTTGTTTCCTTCAATTTAATGTGATTTTGAGAGATGGGAGAAGAGGGTCTATGACTCCAATGAGTCTAAGCAGACCCTCAGCAAAAAGTGCGAGAACAACCCAACCAACACACATTGAAATAATCCCAGCATTACGATTATGTTTTCGTATTGCATCATCAATCATCTCCTGTACTTTGTCCTCAGTCACATAGTGACTGGGTTTGATTTCATCCATTCGATGTGCCACTAATCAAATCCATCGCGTGTTTTAACTCCTGTGAATGATTTATCTCATCATTCATTATTTTAGTAATTTCCTGATCATTGGGATGTTTTGTCAGGAATTTCGCATATGTTTCAGCCGCATGGATTTCTACTTCGTATGAGAGATGGTAAGCAGACCTAGGAGCCAACCAGTAATAAACCACATTGACCCAATAGTAGATAAGTACAAGGTGTTTGGCGACAAAGCGATCCACCCAATAAGTATTACCGCCCCTAGATTCCATGTATTCCAGATGTTCTGTTTCATTTAATGTCTGTGCAAAGTGCTCTTTCATCAAATACAGATGATCAGGACCACGGAGTCCTAATGACTCCCTCAAATGTAATACACTTAAAAATGCGAAATAAGGTGCCCTAGCGATTTCTTCAAGCACCCAGAAGCGTGGATAGTCTCTATCTTTATAAAGATAGTCTAAAATGTTGACTGTAATATCTAAAGTCAACTTGTTTAATTGCTCCATGGGACATTTTAATAAAGTTCTTCTTCTGCCTCCGCTTTGATTACACAGTCAGAAGTTGGATATGAAACACAGAGGAGTGCAAAACCTGCTTCCATTTGATCGTCGTCTAAAAATGATTGTTCTTCTTGATTAACTGTTCCTGATTCGATTTTGCCAGCACATGAAGAACATGCACCAGCCCGACAAGAATAGGGTAAATCAATACCCTGATTCTCTGCTTCATCAAGAATATAAGAATCTTCTGGACACTCAAAAGAAGTTTCGGTGCCGTCTAGTTGTTTGATTAAAATTGAATGCATTTTTGATTACTCTACATGTACAGTGCCGATCATGCCAGCTCCTTTATGAGGAGCACACCAATAGGTGTAGTCACCAGCATCAGGAAAGGTGACATCAAACTCTTCTCCAGGAAGCATTGCAAGAGATTCGTGTGCGAGATCAGGGCGACCTTCCACGATAACATTGTGTGGAGGAAGCATGTTGTTTACAAAATGTACTGATTCTCCCGCACTAATAGTAATTTCAGCGGGATCAAACACAAGGTTGCCATTTGAACCCATTTGAACATCAACAGCCCACGCTGGAGCTGCCAAAAATAGTGTAGCGAAAAGTGCCAAAAGGTACTTCATGACTTGTCTTTTGCGACTATACTATCTAGTAATTTAATTAGATATTATTTTTTCAAATATCAGGGTTTCAGAACTCAAATCCCATATCTTTTCCCATATCCCTCATCCTCTCCATTGACTCTTTTTTCTCCTTCATTACTCCGTCAATAAATCCCATTCTATATTCCCAGGTCTGACCCCCATCTTGTCCTTTCTTGGGGTTGATGCATTGGTGGTTGCCTAGCTTGTTGCAAACAAGACCAGCAAGGTCAAGCTCACTAGACTCAGATGAACCGCCAGTGCCACGCCAGACATGTTTGCCATTGATCCAGGTTGCTCCACACTTTTCACACTCTTTACGCTCTAGACTAAAATCTGAAAATTCGTTGTCAGACATGCAGGGGTCTCCTATGAGTATCTTTCTGATACATTATAGGTCTATTTAGAGAATCTGTCTGATATAATTTGTTACAAATCAGCAATTCCAAGCACGAAGTGACTTGTTAATTCTGCTATCGGGATCACTTGCAGTCTTTGCAGAGGTGAGTTTTTTCTTCATGCCCTTCATTCTTGCACAGAAGGATGCACGACGCTTATTACCTTTCTTTTTAGAGGGAGCTTTGAGATCACTACCAGGATTCTCACGCTCATAGGACTTGCGTCCTTTCTCGTTCAAACCACCAGACTTATTCTTACCTTCACTTCTCTGCCATGCTGCAGAACCTTCATCCAGTTCTACTGATTCACCAGTTACCATTCTTTTATTGACATTCTGCTGACTAAAATCCCACTTCTTTGGGTCGCCCTTGATAATTCTATTCAAGGTATCCATTCTTCTTTGCTGTTGCTTCTTCACAGCAGCTGAGTTATCAATATAGTCACCTACCTGATACTGCCCAGGTGGGTTAGGATCATCATGATTTCTCATACCAGGAGGTTTAGCACCCTCACTCATTTTCACGCAAGAATCATCAACCTTCTCAGCTTCAAAATCAGCTGTGGTTGTGACCTTTTTCTTCTTTGCTTCTGCTAAGAATGAATTAATCTCAGAGTATGATCCGAACATGTTACGGATAAACTAATGCCTGAATAATATTTATACTCAGACAGTATCCTTCTTATCCTTTTCATGTAAGCTTGAATCCTTCTCTTCCTTCTTTTTGGTCGGAACAACCCCGAAAGTAGCTAAAGTCCCAGTAAACACGCTGGCTATGAAAGTTGGATCGATATTTTTTTGAGGAATACCAGGCACAGTCACATAGTTAAGAGTAAGAATTGCTGCTGACCATCCAAGAATAATAACTCGGACGATAGTCGATACACCTTCATCAGCCCATTCAAATTTATTTTCTTCTTTCTTCTTTGGTGCGAGGTCTGCCATATCAGAGAATATCTCTGATTTTATTTAGATTTTTTGTTCATTTCCTTGAGCATTTTCTGCAGTTCTGCAGTGGATCCAACAAACATTGCATTGTTTGTTACTGATGTTGGACCTTTCTTTTCTTCATCAATATCTTTTAATTTCTTTTGTAAGTCAAGGAGTTTGTCGGTTGTATCAGCAACACTCTTAATAATCTGACCTGCAACCTCATAGGCTCTAGGAGACTGTGTTTGATCTGCTAGATCCATAATACCATTGAGAGTCTCTTGACCCTTTTCAATTAAGGAATATAAATTGCCACGAGTATACTCATAATCTTTCTGCACATCCTTGTTCTCACTGGGTTTTGTGACAGCAGATTCTTCAACAATTGGTTGAATATCTACTGTCTCACTAGTTGTATTGAGTGTCTCGTCAATCTTATCAAAGTTCATACATCCTCCCTTCTAGTGGGACTATAGGTCTTGCCATCAGCAAAATCTTCTACAGTCTCACTAAACCCAAAGTCGTCATCAGGTTCAGCGTCGATAGGATCGGGAACAGCAGTATAGCGCATTTCTCTCTTGGCAACAGTTTTATCTGTGTCACCGTAGTAATCAACTTGAACCTTACGAATCAGACCCTCTGTGCTCTTAGCAATAGGACCAAACAAGTATGTTTTAGCTGAGAAGTTGATTGTATAAGTTAAAACTCTTCTGGTAGAAAAGTCACCTTCATATTCATCTGTAAATGAAATATTTTCTAAGATGATTGGGATATCTCTTTTTTCTCCAATAGAATCAATAAGATCAACAGTTACATTAAATGATGGTTGAAAGAATGGAAGAATTTGTTCAATAATTTGTAGTGCATCATCATTTAATTTACACATGATGTTTAATTCAAACCCAACATTATATGGAACGGGTAAGAATACTTTTTTAATCTTATCACTATCTGATGTATCAACAGCCTTGAATGTTTTTGTTACTGATGTTTTCCTAGTAGGATCATATGTAATAGAGTTCATTTCAAAAGACATTCTTGGCAGAGTAATTGCCGTTGCCTTATTCAACTCTTGTTGCTGTTGAAGTTTTGCTAAAAACTTTGACTTTGGTCCATATGATAATGGTACTTTAAGATCACTAATTACTTGAGACTCATCTCTATTAGTCTTTTGAATATGAATATCATTAAACAATGTTCCGAAAGAGATTACAGTCTTTCGTAAAATTTCATGATAGAAATATGTACCTAACATCAGAAGTTACCAAACGGATTTATTTCAGTGAAGTCGAGAATATTGTCTGCCGCAATCTCAAATTCATCATTAAGTGTAAATGGACTTGTAGTGTCAATTCCACTGTGAGCAAGAACTTGATATCTAGCAGATGATGCAGTTCCTGTTATAAACTCACCAGGGTAAAACACACCGTTATTTATTGTTAGTTTTAGTTTTCTTTCGATTTCGTTCCATTCTTTGACATAAGCTTCCGTTCCAGAAAGTGATCCAACAACTCTTTCATTAAAGAAATAAGTACCAACACCCAACGCGAGAGGACTGCTGATGGAAATTGTAGGAGCTGCTTCATAACCAGAACCAGCATTAGTAAGGAAGATTCTACTGATACCATCTCCATCCAATGTAGCGATAGCAGTAGCTTGTTCTTGTCCTGTCTTAACACCAACGGTTTGACCTGTAGTACCTATGCCAACATCTGATGGATGCTGGATTGTGATTGTTGGAGGAGAAACATAATTATTACCTGGCAATGTGATACGAATAGATGTAATACCACTATTAGTAAGAGCTGCTGTTGCAGCAGCGCCTACACCAGGTCCACCAAAAGTAAACGGTGGTGGTTCTGTATATGCAAAACCAGGATTTTGTAGAACGAGTTGATCGACTGAATATAGACCAGATCTCTCTGTAGTAAATGCAAAAGCTGTTGCTCTAGATGAAGTGACACCAGCAGGAGACTGACCAACAATTACAGATGGAGCAGAGGTATATCCATAACCATCATCATTCAAGAAGATCTGTTGCAATGCGCCTTGACTTGCAAATGAGTCCACAACAGCAAGTGCTGTAGAACCAATACCAGCAAGGGCAACTGTTGTGACTTCTCCTTCCTCTTGACCCCTTTCATCAATAAGGGAGACATTGGTGTCAATGTATTCGTCCTCATAGCGGAAGAGTTCACACTGCAATTCGTAAATATAATTCTTTCCAAGCTGATAGAACGGATTCTCATGCTCTACATGCTTGATCTCAAAAAGTCTTTCGCCCAATGGGAAGAAAATCAAATCTCCTTCTTTAGGTCTTTCACCAAAAACAATATCAGTTCCAGCTGTTCTTGAGTTATGAGTGACAACAAAAGGTGCAATAAAATCTTCGTATCTTTCTCTAGAGATTGTCAGTGTAATTTCATTCTGTAAGTTAATACCAAATTTGGTCATGATATCACTGCCCTTAGCATATCCCTCAAAATTGTTCAGATATGCTTCGATGATATATGCATCATTGAATTTGGATGACTGTACTTCTCCAAGCACATCATCCGTATCAATCATTTTTCTAGGTATATAATATACATCCATACCGAACATTGACAAATGTTCGTCAATCAACGACTGCATCAGCCGCTGTTCGTCAGGAGATCCTTGAAGAAAGAAAGGATTTAGCGCCATTATCCAATAAGATCAAGGGGTGGAATTTCGTATGTGGAAAGCATCTTGTCTTCGATCATCTGCAACTCTTGTACAGCATCCTCGTAGATTTGTCTGCCATTTAACTCAATACCTCCAGGGAGTTTAACACCTTGGAACTTGATGAGATTTTGTCCCCACTGCCTTTTGACCTTAGATGTAAAATATCTCTTAAGGAAAGAATCATTGTAAACACCTGCATAGTTAGCAGGATCCATGATTCTTTGGCAGTCAATGACTATGTATGTTCCTGCAGAGATTGCACCCCAATCAACATCTAAGTAGAGGCGATTATTTCTCTTGTTATATCTGATCTGCTTATTTGTAGAAAGTAAGAAGTCAATATCTTCGATGTATGTCTTCGTCATTGCATAACTGAGAAGACCACTATACCCAAGGTTAAAAGCAACATCATTCAAGAACAGTTGGTACTTGAAACTGAACATGTTGTTTGCAATAAAACTAGAGTCAAAAAGGTAAAGCTTTTCAACTCCAATAATTGCATCAGGAACTACGAGGTAGTTTGAGTTTTCTTCAAAGTCTCCAGATGTTGTAGTAGAAGTAGAAATGCCAAGAGTATTCGATGCACCTCTTGCTCTGCCTCTTTTGATGTCATCTTCGGTGATTTTGTACTTTAGAAGAACTCTCTCTACACCGTCAAAATGTCTCTCTTGAAACAGTTGTAAGGAATCATCTAAAGCATCATCTACTTGCTCATCAGCTACATTGATTTCTAAGACAGGATACCCAAGTTGCCTGAGGGCATAATCCTTGAGCTCTTGTCGCGTTGTTGGTTTCGCCATGGCTAGAATGTGCCCCCATCTATCGAGTCAGACCAGATTGGAATGTTGTTTTCGTCAGTTGTCAGAACATAGTTTGATGTAGTCAAGAATCCAACTGTGCTGAGACCGCTGACTAATCTGCCATCTGCCTCAAAGTAAGCAACACCGTTAGGACCGCTATAACCAATACCATTGATTCCGCTTTGATCAGATCTGTAGTAGATACCATCACGGAATGTACCGTAACCGATTACGCTCAGATCGTCTTGGACAGTTACCTGACCAGCAGCAGAGTCGAGAACGAGTTCACCGCTAAGGGTATTTATTTTCGTGGAAGAAGAACCAGCACCAATCGTAATGTTGGCAATGGTTGTTACGCCAGTGACTCTGAAGTTGTTGGTAGTAAGAATACCAGAGACATTGATATTGATTGCTCTGATACCAGCGGAGCTGGTAACAATTCCAGTAAGAACCGTTCCATGATCAACTGTTAGAGCAGCATGGATCTCAGCATTGGTTCCGATATCTAGTGAACCAGCTTGCAGTTGACCAGTGATGCTAACACCAGTACCGATAGTTTCAAGTCTCTTATCATCGTCAAAGTTCAGCTGAACCTTACCATCGGAATAGAAGTTAGCGAGGGTCTCGCCAGTATACTTCTGGAAGTCAATGGTGTTGGAACGAATAATCAGGTTGCCCTGACCAGCATCATCAATGTAAGAGTTGGTGCCGTTGTGATAGATCTGAAGATCGTTGCCATCACCGAAGTTTGCCTTGACATTATCTTTATAGGTTGTAATGCCAGTAAATACCGCGTTGGTTACTGCAACACCAGTGATCTTGGCATCAAAGGCATCGAGTGCCTCTGTGTCAATTGTTACGATGGTAGCAGCAGTACCAACGATATCTGTTACTGCCAGACCAGTGATGTTGACATCCTTGGCATCCAGGGTCTCAATATCAACCGTGGTGATGGTTGAATATGTACCAACCAGAGATGTTACAACACCAGTTACTGCCTTGAGATCTTCTACCGCAAGATTTGCTTCAAACTCAGAATCACCAGTTACTGTCAGACCTGCGCCAACGGTGAGGTTGGACATGAATGAACCAACACCAGTGATCTTGAGATCTTCCAGTAAGGTAGAACCAAGAACATCAACTCTTGCTCTAGGAGCAGCAGTTGCAATACCCAGTAACTGAGCGTTGGTGAGGCGCATACCCTCAACATTATCCGTATTAAAGCGGATAGTGCCATCAGAACCAGAGTCATCGAGAGCAATAGATGTATCGCCCTTCTGGAAAGCATCGAGTTGAATGGTTGTCGCAGTCAGGATACCCAGGACATTGACATCACCAGTGATGTTGATATCACCTGCACCAGCTGGATCGATATTGATATCACCAGAAGTGGATTCGATATTGTTACCAGAGATCTGGATGTTACCGAATGTGCCGCTGGTAGGAGTAACAGTGCTGCTATCTGTGCCATCAGTAATGGTCAGAGAGGACAGAGCCTGCAGACTGGTTACCTGTTGCGAGAACGATACAGTACCAGATTCTTGATCGACGAAGAATGCATCACCAACTCTGAAGTCACCTTTCTGGTCAATACTGACGAAGGATACATCACCATTATTCAGTTCAGTAACTTCGTTTGCCTGAATTGCCAGGTTAGGATCATTGGAGAAATCTCCACCAGCACCAACATGATTGAAGTTGAGAGCAAACAGTCTCAGAGATACGCCATCGCCATCAGCAATGACACCCTTTTGACCATACTCAACAGCACAACCAACGGAGCGCATGTCCGCACCGAACTGACTGTAGTCAGCAAGGATAACCTTGGTTGCAGTTCCGATACCACCACCAGCTTGAGTGATGCGGATATCCTGATTGCGGATTACATCATCAGTGGTTGTTGTTACGCCACTTGCACCATCGAAGGAAAGTAAGAGAACTGTGTCCTTATCACCTGTGTGTGCAGCAGTCGGAGCAGTGAAGTTTGCAGTGTACTTAGCAACTCCTCTCTCAATTCTGAAGTCGTCAATCCAACCAGTGACATTTTGACTTGCACCATCGAAGTCGGCACCAATGACCAGACCCTTAGATGCACCGTAGTCAGTTGTATCAGAGGTCTTAATGCCTCTCTGAGTACCGTCAACGAACAGTCTAGTGTTTGTACCCTCTCTAGCGAGTGCATAGTGCTTCCAGACGCCTGTAGCGATGCCTGCGCCAGAGCCAGTGATAGCGGTGGTAGTACCAACCCGCATGTCAACTTCACCAGCAGCACGGAAGGCAACGCTAATACCCTCAGCATCAGTTCCAGTGTCTCTTAAGTCGAAGAGAGTTGCGCTGGTCAGACCAGTTGTATTTGCATATGCCCAGAATTCAATCGTGAAGTCTGTATTGGTTCCGAAACCAAGATCACCGCTAGAAGGAATGCTGATAGAATCATTAGATCCATCAAGCTTCAGCGCAGCAGAACCAAACTTCTTAACTGTGGTATCTAACTGAGCATTATCATTGAAGGTGATTGCCTTAGCAGTTCTTGCGAGAAGAACTTCAAAACCAGTTTGCTTACCAGTTACATCCAGGTATGTTCCGTCGTAACCAGCAACAATAGCAGTTGCAATACCAGTGGTTCCGTCAGTATCAAAGACGGTAATAGTGTTACCAACGCCGACTGTTGTGATGCCAGTCAGTCTGAGTCTGGTCTCACCAGCAGAGCTGATACCAAGAGAACCAGATGTACCCTTGATCGCTTCAGCAGCGAAGTAGGAGAAGCAGTTCAGGTACTCAGAACGAGCACCGTTGGTCATAATCAGACCTTTGCTGTTCGGTACAATGAAAGTAACTTCATTGAACAGGAACCCTGCCTCAAGAGATCCTGCTGCTACCTCAGAACCATCGACATAAGCACCACCACCAGCGATGTATGAGGAAGGTGCAGAATCAGCTGAACCATAACCATAAGGATCAGCAGTGGAAGTATTGCTACCTTTGTTGAATACAGTTACACGCTGGACATAAGGAGATCTGCTTGTGATAGCAATTCCAGGAGCAAACTTGAATGCATAACCCTGGTTGCCAGCAGTGTCGAAGAACATGTCAGCAATCGTGACATCCTCAACAACAGATCTGTCGTTCATCAAGAAGCAGTCCTTCTGCTTAGTAGCAGTGGTAGGAATGATCTTGGTTGCACGAAGACCAGCACCCTTAACTGTCAGACCAGCTGGAACAGTCAGTGGGAATGTTTCTTGGTATACACCAGCAGCGATGTTCAGAATATCGTTAACACCAATATTGGAGATCTGAGACAGAGCGTATCCAATCGTTCTGAATGGTCTCTCTGGCGTTCTACCGCGAGAAGGTTCGTTGTCGTCAACACCGTTGGTAGATACAAACCATGTATCGAGTTTGGCATTGATGGTTGCAATACCAATCTGAGCAGGTTCACGCCAGGTAATCGTGCCTGCAGGATCAGTGCTCAGAATGTGCTGAGTGTTCAGACCAACAACACCAGTGGAGTCATACAGCGAGGTGATGAAACCAGCTTGTACGAATGCGGAAGTTGCAATGCCAACCGATACAGTGGCATTCAGAATATCTGCAACTTCAAAGTCAACCGTGGTGATAGTTGCTGCAGTACCGACGATATCAGTAATGATACCAGCAGTGATCTTGACATCTCTGAGATCAGCAGTCTCAGTATCAAATGTAGTGATCGTAGCGTAGGTGCCAACCAGAGAGGTTACGACACCAGCAGTGATCTTTGCGTTGACGATATCGCCTTCTGTGACATCAATCGTCGTGATGGTAGCAGCTGTACCGACAATATCGGTAACTGCTAATCCAGTAATATTTGTTTGTCTGGCATCGAGTACATCGATATCAGCAGTTGTGATTGTTGCGTATGTACCAACTGTAGAGTCAACAATCAGGTCATCGACGCGAGCAACGCCATCGATGTAGATATCGCGCCACTCCTTAGTGGAACTACCCAGATCGTAGGTATCGTCATCGTCGGGAACGATATCAGAGTCAACTTCACCTTCAAATACGATGTTATCGGTGTTGGAATTACCAAGACCAATTGTGCCACCTTCAAAGGTTACACTACCTACAAATGTAGAAGCTCCACCAACTCTGAAGTCACCTTGTACATCTAGACCGTCATTGAGGTCTACAAATCCAGTTACAGTAGCAGCACCAGATACCTGAATATCTGTGACAATACCAGCACCAATTGTGGCAGTTACGATATCAGCTGCATTAACATCGAGGGTAACGATGGTTGCAGCAGTACCGACTATATCGGTTACAGCAAGACCAGTGATGTTTACATCTTTGGCATCGAGAGTCTCGATATCAACGGTGCCAATGGTTGCATAGGTGCCTACCTGACTGGTAATGATACCAGCAGTAATCTTGGCATCCAGGATATCAGCAGCATCGAGGTGTGCAGTGCCATCGATGTAGATGTCTTTCCACTCACGATCGGTAGTACCGATGTCTAGAGTACCATCAGCATTAGGAATAAACTTGAGGTTAGATTCCCATGCCTCTCTTGCTTGATCGTATAAGAATTCTTTGTCAGTCGTTCCCTTGAGGATGATACCGCCGTTGTCGGCTGTAGCATCAGCATGACCACCAGTAGAACTGAAACCAAGTTCAATGTTCTTATCAGTTACCTGAACGACCGTGCTCTGAACGAAACTTGTGGTGCCATTAACAGTCAGATCACCAACAACGGTGAGAGCACCGCCAACACGAACATCGTCTTGGAAATCA